TAAAGGGCGCGATGCCGCTTGACATGTGTGAGGCGCTTATAGCGCGATATGATTCAGTATCAGAAAATGACCCCCTAAAATTACGACGTAAAAATAAGATCCTTGATTTTGAGGAGATTAATATGCTCGATCATCCAGGGTTTGAAGAGTTTAGAGCTCCAATGGGGGCACTCATGAGCGCGGTAAATAATCAATACTTACAAAAGACGTGCAACATACTGCGCGATCGTTTGCCATGTTATGAACCGTTGCAAGACTATGAGGCGCCGCGAATAAAACGATACGAGCCTGGAACGGGAATCTTTGACTGGCACACCGATCACTGCGACATTCCTTCCAGTAAGCGTGCGGTTGTAATGTTTTGGTATCTTAACGACGTGGCTGAAGGAGGAGAGACGCTGTTTGATATTGGCACAGAGATTGCGATAAAACCAGAAGCAGGTAATGTACTCTGTTTTCCGCCATACTATATGTATCCACACAAGGGAGCGACTCCAATCTCTAATCCCAAATATGTAATTTCATCGTATGTTTGGCTGCCTCAAAAATATGGAAACTCATGTGACTAAATCTATGCCAAGCGAAATAACTGACTATATATTTGTAGACGACCCGTCAAACGACAAGGTCTATGCAATACGACTCGTTAGCGGTCCATACGTTGACACAATATACAAATATGCAAACATAAAAATAAGTGAAGACACACAAAAAGAAGTGTGTACATTATCATACGCATATAATATAATGTCTACATCAGGAGCACACAATAAAGAAACTTTACAGAACGACCGTGTCTTTAAAGACTATATTGGAGACGTTTTAACGGACATACTTTCAAATCAAGAATATAAAATAGGAAACCATGGAGAATAATCTTCAAGACATCATAATTAAAAATTTAGTAAATAATGAAGCATTTTGTCGTAAAACCTTACCACACTTAAAACCTGAATATTTCGAAGGGCATCATAAAGCAATATATGCTCTTGTCTTACAGTTTATTACAAAATATAATAAACTTCCAAACAGCTCGGCACTCGCAATTGAGTTTCAGCAGTCTGAGCATATTCGTCGTCCAGACTCTGGCGCAATATCGCATACAATAACCACACTAAACGAAAACTACTCTGTAGAGCACGAGTGGTTGCTTGAACAAACTGAAAAGTGGTGTAAGGATCGGGCGGTTCATCTTGCTATTATAGAAGCAGTCTCTATTATTGATGGCAAGTCCCCAGACAAGGTTGAAGGAGCAATTCCAAGCATCTTAAGCAAAGCGCTAAGCGTAACGTTTGACACAAATGTCGGTCATGACTATCTCGAAAATATAGATCAACGATACGAGTTTTATCACAAGACTGAAGATAAAATTCCGTTTGACTTGGATATGTTTAATACAATTACTGGAGGAGGCATTCCACGAAAGACACTAAACATTATTTTGGCTGGATGTGTTCATCCTGACACTCAAGTTCGAGTAAGGCTGCATAAGAAAGTTCATGTTTAGATCTTTTGCGATTAGGTTTGTAATTTGGTGCTTTACCTAATTGCCAACCTCGTAAAATTAATTTAAAGATTTTATCGGTTTCAATGCGAAATGTTCTATCTCCATTATTTACATATTCTTTTCCACCATCTTTCATACCATATTGCCAACCCTCATTCATTTTTTCCTCAATTTCATTAAACAGACATCGCGTTGTGGTATCGCCTTTATGTATCCATACTTTACCAGTGTGAATCCTTCCACCCATTTGGGCTCTTTTTGATCTACCTTCCTTTGAGGCCCAATATGACCATGGATTATTTAGCGATACTATTGAAGCTTTACCACCAAGCGATGCAAACTTAGAAAATGTTTCTGGATTATGAATACCAGTTTTTCTTTCTTTAGCTCTTTTACCGTTCTTTCGTGAAATTTCTGCCTTCTCTTCTTTGCTAAATGAAAACATTCCTATCTTATTTTCATGACACCATTTACCAACAATACTCCGTTGTTCATATGTTAACTTTGCCCCTAACATATGCATTGATCGCAAATCGTTAACCATTCTATGCATTTTCCACAGCAAAAAATGAGCAATTATATGTTGTCTAACACTAAGATAAGTAAAATTACTTTCATCTTCTCCTCCGCCGGCATGGCGTGGGATAATATGATGTTTGTGTATATTTGATCCTCTACAATAATGAATTTTATTATTTACATTTTCGTTACAGAGTTTATAATAGATTTGAGAGTAAAAATTCATAAAAATAAATCCTGTTCCTGCTAGTATTATATTTATAAAAATCACGCCTTTATATGACTGAAAAAACTATTGCAATTAAAGAAATTGAAACTTTGTTAAATGAAGGATATACCATAGAAGTAGATTCTCCAGATGGATTTGTTCCAGTATCAGCCTTTGTTGATAAAGGAATGTGGGATGAATATGTGCTGTTACTTAACAATGGTAAAACTATACGAGTAAACGAAAACCATCTATTTGAAACTATCGATGGTTGGCAATATGCTAAAGATCTCGTACATAAAAAACAAGAATACTTAACTGAAGATGGTTATCAAATTGGTATTGTCACTAAAACAGGAAAACAAATACCAATTGTAGACATTACTGTTGATCATGAAAATCATCGATATTATACTGATGGGGTTTCTTCTCATAATACAGGTTGCGGCAAAAGTTTAGGTATGTGTCACATGGCAGCTGCAGCTCTAGCCCAAGGGCGAAACGTACTCTATGTTACTCTTGAAATGGCAGAAGAACGTATTGCAGAGCGCATTGATGCCAACCTACTTGACATACGAATAGATAAAATCAAAGACCTGTCTCAAACTGACTTTCAATCTCGTGTAGAAGGCATCTCTAAGCGCACTCGTGGAAAGTTAATTGTTAAAGAATATCCTACTGCAGCGGCTCATGTCGGTCACTTTAGGGCGCTGTTACTAGAATTGAAACTTAAAAAGAAGTTTGAACCAGACATCATCTATATTGACTATCTTAATATTTGTGCGTCTTCTCGCGTTAAGGGACTGAGTGGCAGCATAAACACATACAGCTTTATCAAGAGTATTGCTGAAGAGCTTCGTGGACTTGCAGTAGAGTTTAATGTGCCTATCTGGAGCGCGACTCAGGTCACTCGTGGTGGGTTTAATAATTCTGACGTTGAAATTACTGACACTTCAGAATCTTTTGGATTGCCAGCTACAGCTGACCTCATGCTTGCGTTTATTCGAACTGAACAGCTTGACAAGATGAACCAGATTATGGTAAAGCAGCTTAAGAATCGTTATAACGACCCTACTGCAAATAAACGCTTTACGATTGGAATTGATCTCTCAAAAATGAGACTCTATGATATTTCTGATCCTATGGCAAATATCACGAATGACAGCGACTCGTCTCCTGTGGTACACACTCCCTTTAGTAGCCAACGAAAAAATAAGGACTATAGCGACATAAAGGTGTAATTTTATAAATAATACAAATATTATTATAAATAAGCTTATATGTCACGACTAACCGAATTTACCAGCTACCTGACCGAAGCGCTCTCTACATCTTCTGTAGAAAAAGCCGCATTTATCATTCAACGCTATCTTAAGAAAAAGACTGGCACTACATTTTTTAAATATCCCGGCTTGGAAAAATATACCAATTCAAGTGGTACTGGCTTTGGACTCCGACTCTATAGCGCAAAGCGTAATATGAGTGTACGTTTCAACTGGATACAAAGCTCGCTCGTCGGACTCAATAACTTGGCTTCTATAGACTATTGGAATGGAAAAAACCCGGTTCCTTTCCACATTGAATTTGACCAGAGCGTATCACTTGTAAAGACTCTGCCTATCATTGCAGATATTTTAAGTGCTGGAACTGCAACCCTTGGTAAGATTTATAGCATGCCTGACGAAGTGCCTCTCTATGAGGGAGTGCTAAATGAAGCTCGTGGCAGTCATGATTTTGAAGCTATCTTTGATGAGATTGCTGACTATCTAGTTGACCCAAACTTTGTAAAGAGCAAAATCTATAGCATGTATGGCGTTCCAGGCGTTAAAATCTTTGATGCTCTTTCAGCTGCATATCCAAACTTTATTGAAAAACAAGGCATCAAGTATGTCTGGGTCGGCAAAGCCAAAGACTTGAAGCAGATCAAAGCTGAAAAGGGCAAGATTATGGCTCGTATCGGAGTCGTCTCTGGCACAGTTTCAAAGGGTGCAGCAAAAGAAAAATACAGTTACTCTCCTGAGCTTGACGAACTTGAAAAAAATCAAGATCGTCTTTCATTTGAATCACAGCTAAAAGATCTTGAAAATCTAGTCAAGCTTACTGTAAGCGGAGCGTCAAACGCGCTCTTCGTTTCAGGTAAAGGTGGAGTAGGTAAAACATTCACTACTGAAAAGATACTCTCAAGCCTCGGGCTGCGTGACGGCAACGGCTACTTTAAAAACACTGGCTCAGCAAGTGCCGCTGGTCTCTATTCATTGCTTTTCAAATATAAAAATGATATTGTCTTTTTTGATGACAGCGACGATGCACTCGGCGATCAGGAAGCACGCAACCTGTTAAAGGCTGCAACTGATACCAAAAAGATTCGCAAGCTTGTATGGAACAAGATGGGTAAAAACGTCGTGGATCCAGAAGACGACATGTCAGATGCAGAGATACTTGACCAAGGATTGATTCCTCGTTATTTCGAATTTACTGGCAAGATTATCTTTATCTCAAATCTTGATCTTAACAAACTTGATCCAGACGGCGCTCTTCGTACACGCGCATTTATCATCAATATTGATCCTACCGAAGCTGAAATCTATGACTTTATGGAAAAGATCGTAGATGATATCAAGCTTGAAGACGGCCTTAATCTTGATCACAAATCACGTCTACACGTCGTTGATCTGCTTCGCAAGGGCAAGAGCAAACAGAGCGCTAACCTTCGCAAGCTATCCCGCGGCCTAAACATGGCAGCAGGAGCAATCGCGGCTGGAGTTGAAGTTTCTGACGGTGATCTTGCTCGTATGATCGAGTCGTACGCATAATTCTCATTTAACAACAAGTTAAAAACACGGGATCTTCTAAGGAGGATCCCGTGTTTGCGTTATAAGTAGCAATATAATGATAGGCATTAAAATAAAGGGAGCACGCAGCAATCGTAGACTCTACGCTCTTATAAAAAATGCTGCTCTCTTCTACTTAAAGACACTCTGTCCACGCATTCGAAATATGCAGTTGCAAATAGAGATTGTTGATGACTTGTCGGAGACTGAACGCGTACATGGTGATTGTTGCCAATGCGGAGTTAATGATCCTGAAGTTGACTATGTCATAAGACTCAACCGAAATGAGTCTTATCATTTTATGCTAACTATATTAGCTCATGAAATGGTACACCTTAAACAGTATGTTCGAAGAGAGCTTGTGCTATATAGCGGAGACTCGTTGGGTGCTCGATGGAAAGGTGTATATTGTTCAGAATACAACTACAACTCTGCACCATGGGAAAAGGAAGCGGATGAGCGCGAACTTGAGCTCTATATGGCGTTTTTTGAAAACTGTTCATTATTGAGAGGGTATAAATAGATAGATATGGCTGCATCAGAAGGAGTAGATTTAGAATGGGCAATTGTTGAAACGCTTAATGGCACTTCTATGTCCAGAAATTATTCGGATAAGATTAAAAAACAAGCCCAACAATGCATTGAACACATTAGAAAATTTGCGGGGCTTTCTGATATTATTGCATGGCATTCTGATGATACAAAAAACCCAGTTGGTAAAGCAATATCGGCTAACCCAGAACCCAAAACTGATATAATTTTAAAAATCGGAGCAAAAATTTATTATGTATCTGTTAAAATGGCAGGTGGAGTTCAACTCGCTTCAGGACAAGGGAATAGCACTGCTGATTTATTTGAGGCAGCAGCTTCTCAAATTAAAAATGCAAATAAAAGTAAAGTACTTAAATCTATAATTAAGGAATTGCGAGTATTACCAACTCGAATGTTATCACAAAGCAATCTTTCACGCGTAAAATCAGAAGCATCTGAAAAAGTAATTTCAGAATTTATTAAAGGTGGAAAAATTATAACTGATAAAAGTTATGATTTGTGGCTTAAAAATAATAAACCCAAACTATTAAATGATTTATTACAATATTTAGATAAAGATGTTGATTTTAAACTCGCTCTAATTAAAGAAAGTATGTCTGGAGAAATTACTTTAAAAAATAGTAAAGGTGCTTCCGCTGATAGCATTATTAGCCCAAAGGGGTTTTTTATAATCGATGACTCGTATGTAAAAAGTATTTTTAGCAAAATTAAATTTGACATACGAGGAAAATCTAGATCAGGAATCACTGGAATTGCATTTAGAATAGATCTTAAATAATATATGAAAAGTTTTAAAGAATACTTAACAGAAGCCGGAAAGAAATTTGAACGTCAAGAAACATCATTTGTCAATGCTATAAAAGCAGCGGTAAAGAAGAATGGTGGAAATGCCGTAACAGTTAAAACTGGCGACGCCTCTATAAAAAATGTCATCAATGCAAAAAAATATTCAGATCGCGCATCAAGCGGATCAGAACCATATACTGACGTTCAACTCTTTTTAAAGAACGGCAAATTTGTAAACATCTCTATGAAGGGCGAAAGTGCTCCTTCACTTGCTGGAGGAGGTCTTACTGGTATCGAAAAAATTATACCTGGATTTGGCTTTAAATTTTATATTGCTGCCTATAAAAACCACATCAAAAACAAACTGAAAGCTGGTCAAAAAGTACCCGATACCTATGGTGTCTTGAATGATGCTGACAAAAAATTGATTGTTGTTGGCAACTTAGAAATGGGAGGTCCTATCGACTATATGTATATAGGTCCTATGAATGTGCAGTCAAAATTTGATAATGGAGTTTTAACTGTAAACGGGAAACTAACTTCATCAGAAAAATATGCAGAAAGTCATGAGCTGTATTTTAGATTACGAGCTCGCCGCGAAGATCAAACATTTGATCCGACTTCAAAATATACAAATGGTGCTCCAAAAATCTATAGCAGATCTCCTTCAAAAAAAGAAGGGGGCAGCAAATTGGTAGTCATTGACAAGCCAGCGAGCAATCGTGACCTTATAACATTCTAACATGAAAAGCTTTAAACAATATCTCTCTGAAGCCTCGACTGAAGGTAAAAATTTACACATGGTTCATATTGAGGATCAAGTGCTCTACGGTGGTGTGCAAGGAGCACGTGAGGCAATAGTCGCGCTACGTAGCATGAGAGATATGTTGGCTGGAAACAGCGCGCAGTCATATGACGTCGCAGCAAAGTTCGATGGCGCTCCAGCAATTTTTGTTGGTACTGACCCATCTGACGGTCGTTTCTTTGTTGCGAAGAAAGGTATCTTTAATAAAAATCCAAAGGTTTACAAGAGTGAAGGCGATA